TTGCCTGGGGGACACTTAATACAACCGTCGAAGAACACATCAAGTACGATGAACGATGTACCGCCGATGCCCATAAGCATATCTATGCAGCGGTGGCGGAGAAGGTGGATGTGAAGCAATATCAAGAGTGTATGAAAGGATTCGAGAAGGACATGAGGCTGGTTCGGGAACAGATAGGCCGGATGGATACTAAGCTGGACAAAGTATTATTGAGGGTGAAATGAGCAGAGCAGGCAGATATAATTTGGGTGGTATAAAAAGGTAACGAGATGGCTGGAATAATACAAAATATAATAAGCTTTTTTTCTGGAGATGAGGCAGACATCTCGGCAGTAAAGACTAGCTTAGAGTTAGAGCTTATCCGATGTGAGACTAAGCCTGAACAGGTTGTTGGTGACATTAGATCGTCGTTAAAATATGTATTGAGTAGAAAAGACCTTGGTAAAGACATGCGGGCACTGGTTACTGCTTCACTCGCTGACATAGAAAAGGACACAACTAAGTATATCACTAATAAAAAGGCGGCTATCACAGTCAAGGAGAAGGTATTCCCGTGGGTACATCCGTAAAAGAAGAAGATACGTATAAATATGAAGGATAAATAATTATGAGTACTAGAGGAAGATATAGCGGACATAAGCCATTCATCGAAGGTAAAAACGCCCTTACGATCACATCCAGCGACGATTTGCAGGCAAAATACAACTGGTTAAAATCATCCAGCCGCGACGCGGCGATGGGGGCATTGTCAGCTACTAACCACCGGTCGTTAATTCTAACGGCTGGTGTTTACGCTATGACCAAGACACTAATCTGGGATTCTCCTTATATTGATTTACATGTAATCGGTACTGTCTCAATTGAGCCAGCGGTTGGATGTTACGGTATTGTTGTGCCAGATTCCTGTCGTGGTGCGTATTTTGACCCCGGTGCGGGCGTAGTGGCAAGGTCCTCGTTTGATGGCAATTATCAGTTGGCGTCTGAGGCTTTTAATGACGCAGACTTTTCTGTTGTGGCAGCAAATGTACAACGGAAGAAATGGACAATTATAACAAGTCCTCCGGTTGCATCTCAAGTCACTGGCGGCTGGGCAGGGGGTGGAACTGACGAGGAAGAATACAACGGTTTTTGGGCTGGCAAGAACTGGGCTCATTTTGGCAACACAATTTATGTATCAACCGATGGTTCAACATACGCAGATGCTGGAAATGATTCTGGTTATACTCCTGATAGTTTATGGGGGTCCAAAGCAGGTGCAATCATAATAGCTACGTCAACTGCCCCCCGACAAATTTGGCGAGGAACCGAAACCGCTGGCACACTAACACTGGCAAAAGCACAACTTGCCGGTGCAGATATGGTTTTAGGGTCTGGTGCTACGACTAATGCACGTGCCTTCATCGAATTAGCAAACGGCGTATTACTGTTAGCTGATTATGGCGAACCAGTAGACGGTGGCGATACATCAGCAAATATTTATAGGTCAACAGACGACGGAATCACTTGGACAACTGTTCATACTGAAACAAATACCATCAGGCATTATCATGCACCAAGTGAGCATTTGGCTACAGGAAGAATAATATGGTCTTGTGGTGATGGAGCAGGTAGGAAATTTATTTACAGCGATAACAATGGTGTTACGTGGGCTAATTTGACTGAGTTGTATGCCAATGAAATACAACCAGTTGGATTTCTTGACATTGGCCATGCTACGAAGATATTATTTTGTGGTGATTCGCCAGCGACTATAGGATTGTTTGATGTTGTAGATGCAACATGGGAACCGGTTTTCTTATCTAACGATAAACGTGACGCTAGAACCTACGGATGGGCGATGACGAGGGATTCAGATGGAGTTGTTTATGTGACAACCATGACTACTATCTCAACAGCAATAAGACCTCAAGCTATTTTAGTTTCGGATGATTTACTACATTGGAATACCGCCTACTATCTAACGGATATGGTAGGCGGGGAAGAGAACTTCGGCTGTAACTTGTTAGCCTACGATTCAGTTAACGACAAAATTAGAGGCCGAGTTACGGCTACTGGCACTGAATTTGATTATTTGACTTTAGACCCAGTTACAATTGCGAAGCAAGAAGCATTACTTCTTGAACCTGCCGCCTCGAATATTTATGACACAACATCGGACAGTACAATGGAAGGCGCATCTGCACCTAGTGCAAATGCGATATACACTCAAGGAGTCAAGTCGCGTGTAACGTCTGCCGATGGTTACGACATTCCTCATGGTGACTATGGCGTCCGTTGTTTTCATGATGGTGATGGCTCGTCTAAAATAGTAGTGAGTTTTGGTTTGGCTACAGCTACCGAAAGTACTAAGTATTCCGCTGGAGTCTGGGCCACAGCAGGGTTGGTCACAAATAGAGATCAAAATTTAAATGTTGTTGGCTGTGGAGGCGGGACATTAGCTGCCACAGGCGCAGAAGTAAGGAAGTATATTTTAACCCCCGGAGTGTGGACTTGGATCGAAACAGGGGTATTCACGGTTGACGCCGGACAGGATGACGCTGGTATTTTAATTGCAACTGTTCAAGGATCGGAATCCACTGATATTATTCTTGATTGTTCGTGTTCATTCCTCGGACAAGGTAGCACCTGGCAGGTAGGCGGTACAGTAAGGGCGGCAACTATCTATGACGAATCGCACGATGTATTGCCGAAATGGACAGAAGTTTTTACATGGCAACCTTATATGTGGTCTGGTGATTATGATAAGCTCACGGGCGATTTTTATATCCGCAGTTGGAAGCTCGACACCGACCACGAGATACAGTTATATTATGATTCAGACGACCAGAAGTTTAAGCTGAATGTAGACGGAACCGCTGGCGATGAAACACTATACACAGCGGCTACTCAATTCTTTAAGGATACAACGATCACCTTTGCAATACAGCTAGGAGGCTCGGCTGACCATAAAGTCAACTGTCTGGTCTATAATGGAGCCGCAAAAGAAGCTATGACCAGGGATGGTGCAAATGCGGGAACAACTAATGAGTTTTCTGACATTGCCAGCACTCGATTACACTTCAAATACGGAGATACAAATGGAGCTAACGCTATGGCTGGTAAGTTCAGCCAGATAGGTGTGTATGGTTATATGACAGATGCACAAGTAGAGGCCTCGCTGTAATAGAATGGCAAAGAAAAAGACACAACCAGTTAAGCCACGACCGCTTACAGTTAAACAGCAGGAATTCGTTGACTACTATAGTGAAAAGCAATAGTCGTCACGGACGATATGGTTGATACTAAGTAATGACAAGAACAAAACTACAACCTGAAGAAGACTTGCACGAAACGATATTAGAGTTAGCTTATAACGGTTCGGAGGCAAGGGGTATAGCTGTAAAGGCTGGTGTCCCGCTTGCGGCAGTTGATTTCTTCTTGCCGTTATTGCGAGAACTAGCTCAGTTAAAAAAGAATCCAGATAAGGAAACGGTCAGGAACAAAATAGTTATGAACGCTGTAGGCTGGATAATGAGTGAAGACCCGGCAGTTCAACTGCGAGGTCAGAATCACTTAATGAAGTTATGGCCAAATCAGTACGCAGAGATATTCAAAGCATTACTACACTCCGACCAAAAACAAACAGTACTTGTTGAGTCAAGGATTGTAGATGTTGTACCGGAAGGAGATCAGGCTAAAGTACTGGAAGAGATAAAGGCGGCGGAGGTTAAAGAAGATGATTAACTCCGTTCCTGACAACTACACAGAAGCACATCGACAGATAGACCTGATTAACAGTGAGAAGTCATTGTATTATTTCGGGAAGCATATCCTTGGCTATGAAGATGCAGAACCACAACCTCATTTAGAGTTGTGCAATTTTATTCAGAATGTGGAGACAGAAAACTTCTTGTTGGTACACGCGGGATATATAAGACATGCTTTGGAACAGTAGCCTACGCTATACAGCGAGTTATTAAGAATCCTAATATACGGATACTTATAGTCCAGAACACAGAGGACAATGCTCAGAAGACATTGGGGGAGATTAAAGATCACTTCGATAGAAACCAGAAGCTACGAAGAATGGTTCCTGACATCATTCCTACGAATACACACAAGGTCGCATGGAGTAAATCGTCAATAGAGGTCAACCGTGACAGGGTTTACCGAGAACCAACTATCATGGCCGCTGGTGTCAATACTGATTTAGCTTCATTGCATTTTGATTTAATATTAGGTGATGATGTAGTAGCCGCTAAGAAGGACGATATGAAAGAGGGCGGCATGATTATTCTCCGTCCAGAGGAAGTGGAAAAGGCAATTGGTTGGTACAAGATTGCTGCACAGGGTTTATCAGTTAATAGAAAGGGAAAGAAAACCGAAGTGCAGTTTATTGTAAACCGATGGGGACCGAAGGACTTTGCAGAACACATTATGTCTAACCATCTCAAAACGGAAGAAAATCCATATGGTTTCTCTTTTTTGCAGATGGCTGCACATAAAGATGACGGTGAACTTCTATGGCCTTCCGTAATGACTGAAGAGTACCTTGGCCAAGCTAGACAGGCGATGGGTGACTTCATGTATTTCACGCAAATGGAATGTCGCCCGTACAATCCAGCCGATAGAGGGTTCCCGCCAGAGCTTAATGTATTCTGGCAAGGCAACGAACCTCCGCAGTTAGATAAGGATGGCCAGGTTAATCATTACCGAATCTATGCACTCATGGACATGGCAGACGTATCGACAGCATCGAGTTGCTATACTTCGTTTGTTGTTCTGTGGGTTGACCAGGATAATCATATCTGGCTGGGTGAAGCTATAAGGCAGAGGTTAGATACTGTGGGTAAGATAGCATTGATTCACAACATGGTGAGAAAATACAAACTGT